TTCACCATCTCCATCTTCAAATCCAACATCAGTATAGAAATACTTAATTCCATTAAACTTTGGATAATTAGTAATTTCTAATATTGCTGTGTTGGCTTCAGAATTGTGTTCATCAACCCTAATATACCTAAGTGTTCTTGCAGGTTTATTGAAGGCACTTAATTCTGTTTCATGTTCCTTCGACGGGATTATCTTCATCTTCTACCTCATCTTCCTCAGCACCATACATGAATACGGAACCGGCATGTTCTTCCAATTTTTGTAGAACATCTTCAGTAAAATATTTCTCTGGATCATTCATAATGGCTTTACCAAATACTTTAGTGCCATTTTCTAATTCATAACGAGTAGATACTTTCTTAAAGATTCCAGCAGATTCAGCAAGATCCAATAAACCATAATATCGATCAAGACCTTTATCATAGGTCAATTTGACTTCAATCTCTTTATTTTCCTTAGTGAAACGGGATTTAACCATTCGTACCTTGATTAGGTTACCAATTACATCCGTTCCATCTTTTTCTTTACGCTTAGAAAGGAAAGCAATTTGAGATGCAGAATATTTTAGGCCTGATCCACCGGACATTTCCTTCATAGGGAAATAAGATCCAATCACATCATAGACATGATTAGTTATAAGCATTGGAATTTTGGCTTTGGCTAGTTTTAAACTCAACACTCTAAATGTGGCTTTAATAACTTGGGCCTTAGTCATATCCCTTGTTTCTTTACCTTCAGCAGTATCTTCAATTTCTTTTGTTGTAGATAGCTGACCAAGAGAGTCTAGGATCATAACCATAGGTGGATGATCTTTACCAACTGCATCTAGAACATCTAATGCATGTTTCCTAAACTCTTGAATAGTGGTGGGTTCAACAACGGCTACTCGACTTGAATCGATTCCCCGTTGTTCCATAATGGCCTTTGTAACAGCGGCTTCTGTATCATAATATAGAACCCCACCATCTGGATTTTTATCCAGAAACTGTTTAATAACACCAAGGGCAAAAAAGGTTTTCCCTGTTGATGTTTCTCCAGCAAATGCTGTAATTTTATTGTTTGGAATGCCGCCAAAAATGCTACCGGAAAATGCAGCATTAAGAATATAACTTCCGGTATCAATAGTACCTGAGAACTCGGATGAAGACACTTCGTCTTCTACCATATGAGTATTCTCATCATTGATCTGTTTAACAAGATCACGCATAAAATTAGTCATAGTATAACTCCATCTAATATATTATTGTATATCAAGATCAATGGTTTGTAAACGTTAAAGGCTTCAACTATTGGTTAGATAACCCGGCCTGATTTCAGTTTTTGATTTGATTTCTGTATCTGCAACAGTTGCAATAACTTCTTCTTCTGCTTCCCATACTTGTTCCAATGGGGTATTAACAACTTTAACGGAATTAGATTTTTGCTGCCTGCGTTTACGTGTTCGTTTCTTGGATTCATATCTTTTTCTTAAGTCCATATTAGCTGCAATGAGTAGTAAGACAGCCAAAGGGTCAAAAACGAAAATGATAACAATAATAACCCACCTAACAGCAGCCTCAAGCATTTCCCGATCTGCTTTTTCTCCATAAAATAATTCGGCAACATATCTAATTGGTCCTACTTCAGCTTCTAATTTTAGCTGTTCTTTTTCAAGGCCTGCTCTTTTTTCTTGGATTTTAGCAATTCTAGTTGAGCCCTCACCGATAACCTGGTTAAGATCTCGTCGTTCTGCTTGCTGACTTCGCCGAACTGCAATCGATCCACTAGGTCCGCGGATGCGATCGTATTCGATAAGAGTTGCGACTTGAGCATCGAGTTGTACGATAACTTTTTCTGCATCATTTATAGTCCTTTGTTCACGTTCAATTTGTTTATCAAGTTGTGTTATCTGTAGACTGTTATCCCCACTAACGACTGTTTGGTCAATGTGGGCTTTAGACAGAAATCCAAAAATACCCATTGATGTGATAAACATCAAAATGATAACAGCTGAAGTTAAATAAACTTTCAGTGTTTTAGGTATTTTCTTCCAATTTTGATATAGCCAACTGGCAGTGACTAGTTTTCCAACCTCAAGTACACCGCCCATAATTGCAATAGGGATTGCTGCAGCAGAAAATATTGCCATAAGCCCGACAATAGAATACCACGCTGCAACTGCTGATATCGCAATTGCTATAAAAAGAGTAAGAAATCCCATTAACCCCTCGTGATTTTTAGAACTTTCTTAATTTGCTCATTAATTGCATTTTCACGATTAGGCCAATGGATATATTCTTTATCTGCTGTTTTTAGTAAATTAACTAACAACGGCATGATAATTTCTTCAAGCTGTGAGACTTTTCCAGCTGCATCTTCATTAGCACCAGTAATGGCCATCTGAACATTTTCGTCGTCACTAGCTCGTTTTTGTTTTAATAGCAAATCTATTTTATCTTCTAAGGGACTCAAAGCATTTAATATAGCTCGATTAACATCGTTCTCATCAATGGATGGAGGTGTTACCTCATTAACTGCTTGCTGGGCTTTATATGTAGCCTCGTCAATTGCAGAAAATCCAAAGTCTGCTTTAGAATACTCCTCAGGAATTTTGTAGTCGCTCATGAAAAGAAATCCTCCAGGGTAGATCGTTCTTCAGAACTCCACCCAACTGCGTCAAGTATACTATTTATAGGTTCTAAATACGCTTTCAGGAACTGAGTTTCATAGTCGACATATTTTTCAAATTCAAATTCTGGGGGTAGAATATCAGGAAAAGCCAAAACATTTTCTTGATTGGGATTAGGCTTCTTCATATAGATGAATTTCATCTTATCACCATCTCCAATAAGTTCATATTTCTTGGTTAATTTCCTATCTTGGATCATTTTATTATAAAGAATTGCAGCCCTAACATGCATTGGTGTAGACTTTTTATAGATCTCATTTCGACTGCTATATTGCTTAACGTTATTAACACCTCTTGGAAATGCTACATCTTCTGCTGGTAATGTTTGGAACTCATTACGAGCAGATAAAATAAAATCTTGAACTGCTTTTTCATTTTCTCGTAGGATCAAGGACATAGTTTCCTCAATCATTTTTCTACAAACTTGTGGAGTAGAAGATCTAACTGATTCTAGCCCTGTAACTTTAATTTGAGGCTCTGTATATCTAACTCCCTCATTGTCATATACATTCATGACATATCGTTTTTTACCAGTCCATACTGCTCGAGAGGCAATACATTCTCTAGCCATTTCCATAATATTGGTTGGGCAATTCATTTTCTTTTGGAGATCTATATACGCATTCTCCAACAGGGGTTCAATTTTCTCCTTTGAAACCTTATCCAAAAAGTCAGTAATTACTGTATGGTCGGCCAAGCCGTCGTATACATGGTCCACAAGACCACCAAAATTAACGTAAAGGGAATCGGTGTCAATGGCGATAACATAATCTTTGTTCTCCGTTTTGAGTACTTTATTTAAATAATTGTTGATTGCGTTTTCACCCCACCGAATAGTGGCTTGACCTGTAATGGTAATGCCTTCTGCAATTCTATTATCATAATATCGAAACCATTTATTACTCATGGCTCCATAAAGAGAGTTTAGCATAATTTTAATAGCCATTTGATTATTATCCAAACTGGCTACTTCATGCATTATTTTTGCTCGTTCAACTCCCTTAACCTTTTGTGCTTCTGATTTTAATGCCAAAGTCTTTTGTTTGATTTTTACCCGTTCGTTATACAGCTTTTCAACAATAGCAGGGAAAATACCCTTTTGATTTGCGTTGAAAGTCTGACCGGTGGCACATAAGATTTGTCCATCTGGTACGGTGAAGGGTTCATTGGCGACCACAGTGTTAACGCTAACATTGTCGATGACTCCATCAATAATAGTTTCTGGTGACATATTATATTGTCGAATGATTGATGGGTATAGAGAATTTAGATCAAATGACACAACCCAATCATGCATACCCACGATTGGTTCTTTAACATAGGCTCCTTCAATACTTCGATCACTATCACGTCTAGGAACAAATGGAATAATTATATTGATACGTTTCAGTACATTGTATATATAACAATCCCAGATTTTCACTGAACCCATAGAGGTTCCAGCACATACATTTGCCTTATATCCTAGTGTAAGACAAAGAGTTAAGAGCTGAAGTTTGTCTTCCATTCTTTGGACTAATTCAACATCCTTAACATTATATTCAATAAACTTTTGAAAGTCCTCTTTATACAAAGAAAATAGACTTCCATATTCAGAGTAATCCATTTTCTTTTCGCCAAGGACTACATTGGCAATATTATCAAGCTTATAAGACTCTTGGGTTCCATAGGTATAACCAAGTTTCTTAAATAGTGGTAAATAATCTAATGACTGAATGCCGGGTATTTCGAAATTCATATCATTATTTCCAAAGGACCTCTGATCTGGAGGTAATCCCCATGGACTTAAATGCTCATTCCATTCATATCCTAGAACCTTTGAAATTCTATTAACCAAATATGGTATATCGAAATAGTGACTATTCCAGCCACTCAAAATATCCGGAGGATTGGATACCCAAAATGTTAGAAACTCTTTAAGTAAATTCTTTTCACCGTCAGCTTTATGGTATTTTACATCATCTCGATGCTCAGTATAATTTCCACAACCAAAAACATGATATATGTTATCAATGTTATTCTTAACACAAATTGCTGTAACTGCTTTTTCTGCAAGTTCTGGTTGAGGAAATCCATCATCAGATTCTACCTCAATATCAATAAATGTTACATTAAGCACATCTCGATCAAAGGTATCTTCACAACCATCAGGAAATCTCTGAGCTATATATTGCTCTGGAAAATTGGAAAGACCATACATTAAGAAATTAGAGATCTCACCATTCTGTTTAATAAACGCATTACAATCACCCATTGATCTAAAATCACGAGGTGCAATAGGCCGGCCATCTAAACCAGCTAGATTGGTTGAGTTTTTAGTTGGCAAATACAATGTTGGTCGAAATGGAATTCTCTGCTGAACCCGCTTACCATTCTTGTATCCAATATAGAGAATATCATTTTTGTAACGTTCGACATTGGTAAAGAATTCAGTCATTTAATTATATATCCAACAATCCCGTTCATAAAGATACTTGCTGCAACTGCATTTACCACGATAAGTGCTCTATCATTCCAAATAATAGATACCCAAAGCCATCCAGCTACTCCAACAAATTGAAGAAACATATTCCAAGGCCATAGGTTATGGGTTGTCAAGATCATTGCAAAAATCAAGACAATTGATGATGCCCATTTCAACCACCAACTAAAAGGATGATGTTCTTTTTTTGGGGTAAGAGTCTTCGAAGCGTGTTCGTGCTCTTTCAATTCTTTCTCTTCTTTCACGGCATCCATTCCGAAAAGTAGAGGGGCCTAAGCCCCTCCACCAATAAAGTTAACCATTCAAGACCTGTGGGTTTTCAATTGGCCCATTGATCTTAAGTGTGCGTGGTTTTTCCTCTTCAGGTATTACCCTCTCAAGTTTAATAACCAACATACCATTTGTCAAATCGACACTAGTAACTTCAATCTGTCTATCAATAGTAAAACGCGTTTTGAAGTTACGTTTAGCAAGACCGCTATGAAGAACACCAGTTTCATCATGGTCAGGAGCCTCTTTACGTCCTATAATTGACAACTCATTTTCTTTGAGCGTCACTTCGAGATCGTCTTCCGAGAATCCAGCGACAGCCATTTCGATCAGATACTGATTGTCGTTGTCGCTTTTGACTATATTGTATGGGGGATAATTCTTTGAGGCAGGACGATTGTGGAGAGTTTCTAACTCGTTCCACATCCGGTCGAAACCTACGAAGAAAGGGTTAAATTGGTGGAAATTAAAATGTGTAACCATAACACACCTCCTATTTTAGCAAGGTTAAAATGCGGACCCGCTTCATGCAGCATCCATCATTATTTATATAGTATACTATCTGGGAGTTAATGTAAACGACCCGACTCACTTTCTATCAATAAGCTAAAATCTTGCAAGGAATCGTCCAATATGATGAACGAATGGTAGTAACGATACAGCCATCAATAAGTTCATACCAGTATGAGCCATAGCTATTCGTAACGTATCACCTTTTGGCATACCATCAGATACAAAAAATCCGGCTAACCAAATGGTGCCGGTGGTACCTATGTTTGCCCCTAAAACGGCTGCAACTGCTGCCGGTAGCGGGACTGCTCCTGATGCCACAAGAGCAATTATGGCAGTCGTTGATAGAGATGAAGATTGCCATAGAAGAGTCATAATAATACCACCTAGGAACATCCAATATGGATTATGAATGAAATATGATAGGTGATCTAAGTTTCCCATTGATTTCATACCGCCGGAAAACATCTTTAGTCCAATATAAAAAACCACCAATCCAACGAGGGCGGTGATTACGGGATTACCAAGATCCATTTTCTTAACCTTTTTAATAAGTTTGTCGCCCACGTTTGAGCTCCTTGTACAAAAATAAAAAGCACACTATTGTGCTCCAAATATTTATTTTACAAATTCGAAATTTAACAAAAGATTAATAAAGGAAGTGGGGGGAATTGAACCCCCCGCTACGATACTGACATTATCGCTGTTGCATTATGTCAGGTGGCAACATTAACCCGACCAGGCCTTCCATAATCAGTCACATTGTTCAAAAACCACTTAGGTGGTCGAATGGTGGTACTACCGTTTGTTACTACCAATTGAGTTGGAGACTGAGAAGTCATAACCCAATTCCAGGCATCATTGGCAGAGTCAGTCGTATACTCGACACTCACCTTCCCACCAAGAACTCTTTTTACTACATATTCACTCATTGATCTCCTCCACAATTTCAAAGTTCACTGGATCAAACCAACGTCCTTCGCCAGTTTCTACTGACTCTATGAATGGATGAACAGGCTTAGGATCCATATCCAAAACGCATCTTGGCATTCCTAAGACTTCCCAAAGTTCACCATGCTCGCGAATGCGATTTTTGCCGTGGCCGGTAAGACCCTTTAGTCTGAATTGCATGATACAACCTTCAACTCATCTCTAACTGCCGCTTTCGCCAACATCCGCATTTCCGCAGCTTTGGCTCGAAGCATCGGACCCACCTCAGGATCATTAACGAACCTGTGGTTCTCTAAAGCTCGAGCTGTGGCATTCCGATTAGCCGCAGTATCAAAAAGAACCGTAGTGCCATCTTCTTCCATCTCTAAAAGAAGCTCTTCGACAGTCCCGGTCCAGCCATTGTCGGCAACCAACTCTGAGTCGAGGTCTACCATTTTAGACTCTTCCTCAGTGAATTCCAAGGTAAGAAAGCCGTTGCTACGATGGGCAAAAGCCTCACCTTCAAAAGGACCGGATACGAATTCCCAATTAGTGCTCATCAGTCTATTTCCTTATTAATCATTATATAGCTATTCTACCACAAAACCAGGTAAATGTAAACGATTAATTTCACCTCGGAGTGAAAAAAATTCACTTTTTTTTCCCTTTGTTTTCAATGGCTTAGAAAAAAAATCACAAGCCATTGATTTCATTAGACTTTTTGAGTGAATTAATCGTTTACATTATATAAAAAGTATGGTAGAATATACTTATGATGATAAAAACAAACATATCAAAAGAGGACCCGGTCTTTACTCGGTTCACTTCTCATATCCAAAACGCCTTCATAGACGCTCTGGATAACCAAGAAAATCTTAACCAAGATGGTACCTACCGTTGGGGTTTCGTATCGGCTGACGTTTGGATCGACGTTATAAAAAAAGAAACATGGTCTGAGGATCTCCTCAACCAATTTCAAGATCTCATCGATGATTGCATCGATATTTGGATTGACTACAACCAGGAGCTCGCAAGCTAATGAAAAATCTTCAATCAGTTATCAACCGTCACATGGAGTCCGCTCAAACCGTTTGGGCCGACGACAAAGAAATGCAGGAAATGGCAATCCAGGATGCAGTTGATGCCTTTGCTATCATGTCTGATATCACTAAGGGTAAGATCGCCGAAGCTGTAAAACGCTTCACTGGTTTGGATACGGCTCCGATGGAAGACATCGCTGTCGCTCTCGAGCTGGATAAGGGTCGTGAGTGGACCGAAGAAACCTTTGGCATTCGGTTCGCTTAATGATTAACATTAACGATAAATATGACATGTACAAGGTGTCACAAAAGCGGTCCTCCACCTGGCAGGACTCTCGTAAAGGTAAACTCTATCGAGCCGAGTGGGCTGCTCAGCGTGATGGGCGTTTCTATAATGCAAATACAAAATTTGCTGATATTGAAGAAGCTCGTAAATTCATGAACAAGGTTCTAAAATCTTCCAAATGGCGGAAGCTTTGTACAGATCCGGATTTCATGAATAAGAACCATGTCAAAAAAGAAATCGAGCTGGTTCTGAAGAAAGATATGGGTTATCGTTCTAGAACTGCTGGTACCGCCTGGTACAATCGCATCGTTCTATGCCCAACATACGGCTTGAACAAATATACCCTACTTCATGAGATGGCACACTCTATTGGTAATATGGACCATAAGAGAATGTTCCGTCGAGTGTTAATCCAGTTAGTTGATAGGTTCATGGGTGGAGAAGCCGCCAAGATCCTTAAAGCTGAAATGCGTAAGCGCAAGTTAGTTTACGCAAAGAAACGGGCTCCAATGAGTCGGGAACAATATGAAGAAGTTTGTACCCGATTGGCTGCAGCCCGAACCAAATCTCCAATAGCAAAAGGAAGTCAGAATGACTGCTAAACAAGACAAAATCGCAAAAGCAAAAGCCAGTGCTCCAGGAGTTCCTGGCGACACATGTCCATACATTGATTTTGTGATTAGTGTATTGGGTCAGCTAAGTGACCAAGATTCACTGGCCCCGGAACGAATCCGAGACCAGCAAAACAACTTGGCAGTTGAAGCGTTAGAGTATATTAGAGAAGCTAATAACACTCTACGTAATAGCTCACACTATTGGTACGAGCAATATAAGAAAGGGGTCTAATCGACCTTCTTCTTTTTACCGATATTATATTTCGGTACTAATTTCCAATTCTTCTTATCTCCATAAGATATAACTTTTATCTGGGAGATAGGGGCAATTGGATTTGATGTTTTTTCGGTATCTACAATATCAATAAGGTTCCATTCTTTTAAAAGATTGGTTACAGTATTGCGTCTTGCGATATCATTTTCTGTGAAATTTGACGGCTTTCCATCGAGTGCGAAAAGCTCTTTGAAATGCACGATGTAGTATTTAGCTTGTTTGTGTAGAATATGGCAGCTCTGATAGAGAGTATTATCTTTTTTTGAAGCTACACCGATTCGAGTCAGCGTTTCTCTCACTTTCAAAAAGTTATCATCTTCTTTCAGAACGACCTCTACAAGATCGTTTATATCGAACGCCATAATTTAATCTCCAAAGATTTAATAGCAAAATCATCGGTTATTCCTTATGGTATTTATCTTTCGGTGAATTTCGGCTAAGTCGTCTTTGGTGAGTACTTTTAAAGCTTCTCTAGTTTTTTCATTATTATATGAAAAATATTCCTTAACCGCATCAAAATCATCAGATTTGATAGGCTTTGCCCATTTAGAAAATCGTTTACGTGTCCGAACTATATTTCTAAGGAAATCATATTGTAGCCTTTTGTCTAAATAATGACGTTGGTTCATCTCATTGGCTACAAACACTGTATCTATAAAATTGCTCAATCCCCTATTGATTAGAAAAGGATTATATTCCTTTTCAGTCTCCTCATCTACCATCAAATTCTTTTTAGTAGAATTGATTGAATTTAGATAATCAAATGGGTTCATAGTTCATCTTTCGTTTTGATCTCAGCAATCAGGTCCATCATTTGATTTACGGGACCGTTAATACCTTTTTGATCTATTGTATTAGCTACTTCAATTTGAAGAAGTCTACCCCACTCTCTGTCAGTCCATTCTCCATTTCGCTGTATGAGATCTTGGGTCCTATTTTCTCCTAATAGTGAATATGCACAAACTATATTTTCGGCTTCTTCTCCGATAATTTCTTTAACTTTATCCCTGCTTAATCGTTCTTTAATATTATCAAAGAAGACAGTACCATACACACCAGCATGATATAATCCAGCAAGACATGTTGTTTTACTGGCTTGTAATTGTTCCTGTAAAATCATAGACACATTCCATGAATGTGTAAAGAAATCCCGACCACTATGTGGAATACCTTCTGTCTGTTCTTTAATAAAATAAAATCGCTCATCCTTTATATTTGGATCGCATGTTTTAAAAGTTATAATGGTTCTTAAACCACCATAAACTCTAGACACTGGCAAAGCTCTATGCCATTTTTGAGAGTTGAAAATTAAAGTTCTTCCATGAGCTGGTTTACAAACAAATTCTGGTTCTTCTGCAGAATTATAGATAATAGTTTCACCAGCCCAATCCATCTCCCACTTACCTTCATTCAGGTAAACAACAACAGTTTCATAGGCAACACCTTGGTGGTCTGACCTCTCATCTATATGTATATACCCATCAGTCCCGAAAGTGTATCCATTACAATAACATCTCAATAGACCTCTTGGCTGACCGAATGCTCCTAATAAATTATTCCACATATATTGAATCTCTGGTAGATCATTATATGTGGGAGTATCTGCTAGATTTACATTATTCAGAAATCTTGGTTTATGTATGACCTGAGTATTCCAATGTCCTTGATCATATTCCGAATACCCATTTGCTTTCCAACTATAGGTCATCTGGTTTGTATATTTCTTTCTCACATAAGTTAACATTTGTGAGTCAAATAACCCATCAATAACTTCATTTTCAATAGTCATACTAGCGGATCCATACTTTGAATTGAATAGTGAAGATACTGTGTAAAAATAAACTTATCTTCTTTTGGCGCCTTATTTGAATAATGAGGATGAGTCCAAAGAGGAGGGAATAAAATAACCCTACCAGCTCTTGGTTGAACTTGAAGTCCTTGTTCTGTAAATACAGTTTCTCCACCATATTCAATATCATTAAGAAACCATAATGATGTTAAAAATCTAACACATGAACGAACATCATCAACATCTACATGTTCTTTAAAATGCTCATCTTTTGTATGGTCATATTTTTTAAACTTAATAGACTCATATTGAAAATCACCTGGCCATAATGGCATGTACTTATCATAATACATTTGAGACAGTTCAGCAAACTTACGACTTAAAAATTGATTGGTTTCATCCCAATCATGCAACTGCCATAAAATAAGCTGTTGTAAGTCATAGGTCTTATTATCCGTAACTCGTTTGAGTCTTGGATCCTTATCAATTCGTTGAATTAATTCAGCACAGTATTCAGAAGAAAGCACATTATCATATACTTCAATAAAAGTCCTATCTTTGTCTGGTTTAATTTCTACTGGAACTGACATTCACTCATAACCTCTGTCAAACAAGCAACCAAATTAAGTTCGCCATCTGCTACAAAAGCTGCTTTATATTGATAATCTGCCAAGATAACAACCAATTGTGGAATAGATTTATCATCCATAACTTCACTTGATTTATCATATAACGCTCTAAGAATTACAGATACTTCAACATCAGAATTTTGACCAACCCATTTTCGCATTTCTTTAAAGTTACGTTCTTTTAAGAATACGATCAATTCTTTTATTACAGTATCTGTGACATTGGATAATATACCAAGATCGATCTTACCAGTTACAGAATAACGCTGTAATTCATTAAGAATACGACGCCAATCTGGAAAATAATTGTTAATGAGTTCAGCAATAGCCTTTGGCTCATATTCAATATTATTTTCATCTAGAATTTTGGTAATGCGCTTCATGAATGATGAAGCTAGTTTTGCCCTTTCCTCAACTGGGATTACAAAATCAACAACAGAACACCTAGAATGAAGGGGTGCAATAATTTTATTTTTGTAGTTACAGGTCAGAACAAACCCACAATTACCTGAGTACTCTTCCATGAAATTACGAAGAGCAGGTTGAGTAGACTGTGGATTTAGATAGTCGGCTTCGTCAAGGATAACGAATTTACGAGAACCCGTTAACGAGACAGTCGACGCAAAGTTTTTAATATCACGTCTAAGAGTATCGATATTCCCGTCAAGACTACCATTAATGACATAATAATCAAAGCCACATTGTTCAAGAAGAGCCCTAGCCACAGTGGTTTTGCCAATGCCAGGACCACCAGTAAGCAAAAGATTAGGAACTTCACCTTTGTCCACAAAGGTTTGAAATGTAACTTTGAGATTTTCCGGTAGTATTGTTTCATCGATAGTCTTAGGTCGATAGTCTTCAACCCATAACATATATTATACCTCAGAATTCGTCTCAGTTGCAACAAAATATTGAACTCTACCATTAGATCCAGAAAAATGCGAAATCCTTTGGGATGAGATTTTAACCTCATAATCACCAGGAAGAAGCCTTAGGTTTTCTGTTTTGAATACCATACGGAAGTTTTTATCAGTAACGCCAACTTCACGTTCAAAGGTATTACTAGTTTCGTTTTTGGTATCAGTAGCAGTTAGACTAATAGTCTTACCATTACCAACAACACACCAATCTGGTAATTGCAATACATTTGCTGCAGACATGGTAGATTTAAGATCGTCCTCAGACATATCAAATTCTACAGGACTATCTGGTAGATTGATATTTTTATCTGGAGGAGATACCACCATATCAGGATCAGTTACAAAATATCGGGTTGAGTTTTTTGCATCTGATACTTTGATAAATCCTTCATCCAATTCCAATTCTGGATTATCAAAAAGACTCAAAGTAGCCAAAAATTGATTAAGATCATAGATAGCAAAAGAGTTATCAAATGTATCATCAACTTCAACTTGCGCCATAATAGTCTTTTGTGGCGACAGAGTCTTTAGAACATTGCCTTCTTGAAAATAGATGGAAGGATTAATGGTACTAAAGTTCTTGAGTACCCCAAGTGTTTCGGTAGAAAGTTTCATAGTGTAATCCTCACTTGTTTCATAATATAATTATATACTACAATCCCTTGAAAGTAAACGTTATTTTTTGCTTCCAAGTTTTTTCTCATCAACAGTAGCACTTGCGCCAATCTGAGCTAGATCAACTAGAGATCCTCCGAAAACATAGGAACCCATATGAGAAAGTCTCATCCACGGACACATCCAAATCTTCAATCCAGCTTTAATAGCCCACTGACAGAACATATAATCTTCTGATAGATATCGTTTGGATTCCGGGTCAATAACACAATCAAAGAACGCACAAATTTCTCGACTTCCATCAAAAGACTTTGTACGTACATGATCAGGTTTATACATAAATTCAGGATATGCTGCTTGATAGCGTTCAAATGTTCGCCTATGAATCATCATAAATCCAGTGCCGCCTTCCAAAACTTGTTGAGGTGTATCTAACCTCATTTCAGTAACGCCTTCAACTGGATTAAAAACATAATCCCCTACAAAATTATTTAATACTTCAGGATCTTGATCAGCAAATCCTTTATCAACTGCAGCTTTAATCTTTTCCCATGCAATAGTTTTCTTGGGATAAGGACCACAAATAATATCATATTCACTTTCATCACTAGACATTGCCGCTAATGCCAATACATCATTTGGATCAAATCCAATATCAGCATCAATAAACATCATATGAGTATAATGACTTCTTAGGAATTCATCAACCAAATAATTTCGAGCTCGAGTAATAAGAGACTCATTGAAAATATAATGAAAACGAATATCTAATCCATATCGAGTAGCAGCCATTGCAAGATCTACGGACGATTTAGTATATTGTCCGCCACACATTCCTCCATACATAGGAGTGGCTACAAAGATCTTACGAGTCTGTAGCTCTTTTACATCAATTTCTACTTCCATTACGAATTACGCCCTTTCGACATTGCGGCTTGTTTTTCAGCTTTAAGTTTTGGATGAAATTCTTCATATCCTGCTCCAGTTGCAAGATGAAATCTGGGATTACTATCTTCGGTAACTTCAAATGATGGAACATATTGTCCGTCTTTAAGTACTTGCCTTTCACCCATTGCATAATAATATTCCGTTTCAGGATCATGCATGGGTTCAACACCCAGTTCATCTAATTCCTGATTTGTTTTTTTTTCTTGCTCATCATGGCAATTTAATGCTAGCAATCCATAATGGACAATCTTTAAGATATCAGCTCTATTATTGCCATCTTTCTTTCCATATCGCTGAGCATATTTTAATACATTACCAAGAAAGAAACCCATACCATGGCCGCAATCCATAATAAATTCAGATGACTGAAATTGATTTTTTGAATAATGGCCTTCATAAGTCTGATCAATATAACGCTTAATCTCATTAATCAGATTTTCCTCATTGAATTTATAATCCCGGCGTACCCATTCGGCATCAGGGGCTTCAGCTGGAATTTTTCCATACATATAATTTGGTGAGCTCATTCAAAAAACCTTTCTAACGTTTCACCCGTTGATTCATCCCATAGTTCATAGGAATTATTGTTATTATTTTGGAATATGTAAGTGCTATCTAACCAGTTCCTATTACCTTCCAAAGCTTCCTTCACTTCAGTTGCCATATCTTCTGCCGTTTGTACTGGAACATTTTGGCATATATGGTTTACTGATTTCTTTGGATCTAGTAATTCATAGTCAGATGGCATACCCATAATAGTTAAAGCTTCACGATAAGTGATATATCTATCTTCATATGGGTGTGTTAAGCTCGTAGGATAGTGACCAACAAAGGCTCCAATATAATCCTTTGGAACAATTGTTCCACGTCTCATAATATTACCTTTGAGGACAGTTAATTTGTGGTGTTTACGTTTACACTTTTCTACTTCGCCCTCATAACCATTGGCTCCCATCCATTCACCGATCTTATCATAGGTATGACCAGCTCTCTCGGTAAAGGATTGGCAATCATTGGTTCTTGCATTTTTTTGTTTTAATCGGTCCTGAAAATCGGAATGACTAATGCCATTATGCACAACTTCAAGTAAGTACCGGTAGTAGGGGTCATCTTTCGACGGTGTTTTTGTATTGATTGGTTCCATTTGAAAATTGGATTGTACATTCGAGATTACGTCCTCTATTTTTGTCCATGGCCGATCGTAATAATTCAGCAATGGAGTTTTATTTCCTTTCCAGAAAAAATAGAAAGAACGTTGTCTAGTTTGCGGAACACCGTGTAATAAAGAACCGGTTCGATATATACTCATAGTATATCCGGCAGCTTTACTTATTTCTCTTAATTCGTCTCGTATAAATTTTCCAATCTTACCAGCAAGGCCAGGAGCATTCTCTCCCCAAAATACCGTTGGCTTAACTTCTTCTAGTACATAATGTGCAGTTTTCAGCATCCATTCATTGTTTGGGTTTCCTTCACCTGGTTTGGAATGATACTGACTAAGTCCAGCACATGGACAAACCGATGACATAACATCAATGGGTGGTAACTGAAAAGGATGATCGACCTCATCTAAAATATGGTATGGAATTTCGTTATCGTAATAATTAATTAAATGTTTTTCATTATCTTTAAATGCGCTGTATGATAAAATATATTCGGGTCTGGATCCAAAGACGTTTTCGGAAGCTATGGTTTCTCCGCCAATAAGCGGAATTATTGTCGCGTGTTTCATGCCCAAAAACCTTCCAACGTGGCATCTTCTTCGATGCCATTCCATTCTTTACCTTGCCAATACGGATAATATTCACGGGATAGATGTACGGATTTAGGTTTCTCCATTACATCAAAAGTAAGCTCACCATCTTGATTATAAAATTCAGGTGGTATCCACTCTTTGAAAACTATTCCATTCTTCTGGCAATTATCTTTCATATACGACTTAAATAAAAGCCGCATCTTATTACGCTCATCCCACGATCCATAAAATGGCTCGTTTTGAAACCACCCAGATTTAGGTATAGTTCTAGATGGATTTTCAATTGGAAGGAGTTCGTAGATAGCCTTGTTCTTGATCTTTAAATCTCGAACCTGACTAATATATTTATCACATAGCGAAAGTAGGGATTCTTCAGGATTTTCCTGCCTACAAATATGATGCCTAATATCTATATTACCAAAATAAAATTCAACATCAGTTAGTTTACTTCGTCCCTGAAGAAAGTGTTCTAAACCCATGTCTAAAGCACCATATAGAGTTTTGAATGGTACTGAATTAACTAACCAACCATTCCTATACATGCAAATAGCATGGGAATCGCCAGCACATAGTCTATGCCAATTTGGTTCTGGGTTAATTGTTTCCGACGTATCTTGCATCCTTTTAAGATTATCCCAATCAACTTCTCGCCATTCTTCTTGAACTGGTTTATCTTTATCATCAGATGATTTAATCTTGCTAGATACTTGAGCATGATAATCAGGCATATCAATAACAAGTGAATATACCTTTCCTTTGAATTGTGAGAAGTTTCTGAAATTATATGCATGAGGGAAATTAGCAACTCCACCAAATAAGTTTAAATCTCCACCCCAGTCATTTCCATGATAAACATATAATTCATCATAGTCATTATAATCTCTAAGACGATCTAAAGACATCATAACATATATGTCTTTATGCATATGTCTTAATAGATCTCCATAGATTGCACCCTGTGCTGCTCTATGAGAATGCATTTGTTTTGAAATAGGAATAAATGGAGCCGCTACTACACCTGTCATAGGAATGCCTCTAATGTTGATGGTGCTGTTTCAATTCTTGAAACTTTTCGTCGTTCACATGCTTTTTTATCTTCACGAATTTGAAGGTATATACCAAACTGACATGATACAACTTCAGTGCCATAATATTTTAATCCATCTTGCGGAAATTGAAATATATTATCAATATTATAAGCTTTAGGATGAAAATGCACATTATCAGTAAGACCAATTTCATCTCCATTTTCTCTTAGGAAATAAATGGCTTCATCATAATATTTAGCAGGAGCATCAGGCCACATAAGTTTAATGGTATATCTTGCTCCAGGCCCAGGTGCTACAAATCTTTGGTCATGGTGATATCTCGTTTGTGGTAATACACTTGTACTTGCACCACAATGGAAACCATAATATTCACCAATTCCTTTTAACTTGGTAAGTTCATTATATGCGTGTTTGATATGAATAGCTTTATGTAATAGTTTATCAGCTAAACCAATAGTTTTAAAACTAGCAACCCACTCAATAACATCTGTTGTATGGAAAGGCCTTTCAGGATCTTCGTATTTTTCTCTACAAAAATTTCTAGAACTTCCTTGAATGGCTGTGTGAAGTTCGGTAGTTCCCCATACTGGTTTCTTATTTACTTTAGTTTCGTGTTCAACAGTTTCTCTTAACCATTGAATATATTCTTGATCATTTCTTTCAACACGATCAAAGTCCACCCAACAGTTAGTAGGATCATTAGACCCTGTAACTGTTTGGTGTACACCACGTGCTCCATAAAAATGCGAAATGATAGTGTTACCTAGAATGTTGAATAGAGACATATCAGCTTGGGCAATAACCTGGCCGATATATCTCATTCTATCATCCAATGTAATAGTTGGATGAAAGTATTCAACATCCCTCCCTAGACCATAATCCACCTCCCCGAAGCGATTAACTTCATCATAGGTCTCATCTAGGTAACCGAGATTAATACAAGCTCTTTGATTGATTTTATATAGAAACCAATTAAAGTCTTGCATTATCTCTTTATCGTATAACCACCAGTCGTAATTATATTTAATTGTCATACCAGTAACCAACGCTAAAAAAGATCACAAAGAATAGAACAACATAGAGGGCCCATTTTTCTGGACCTTCTATATTGCCATATTTCTTAGACTCTTTCCAGCCTTCCGATAAGGCTTTCTTCCAATCGATTTTCATTTGACAGTTAACGTATGTTGAAGATGGACAATGTTAATATCTAAATTTGCATTCTTGAGCTCATTAATTTGAACTGGATCATCTTCAAAATGAACACCAATATCATAACAAGTCAATAGCATTTTCAAAATATTAACTTTGTGTTTACCACTTGCTTCTCTAGAATATGTAGGATCTGATCTGCGAAGTGGATTAAAGAAGACTTGATTAAATATACCACGCGAATGTAGCATACCTAAAGTTTCTTCGGCTTGTGTTATAGATCTTCCAGTAATAATGATGTCTTCTGGACCTGGCCAAACACCAGTAAAATCATCACCCATCCAGATAACCCCATCAATATCAAAAGTATTTATGAGGGGTTTTTCATCACCATCATCACCATCATGAAAATCAATATCATGGGCAAGAGGAATATTAATCACATTAGCTACCGAGCTGGGCTGAGGTGTATTCAGTAAGTTGTCTTTCCGAGAGGGCATCACATTCCGCCTTTGCATCTTCAATTGTCATTTGTTCGGGAGGAGTCTTTTGAGTCCAAGCTGAAGGACCACGAAGAGAACCAACAACTCCCATTTCACGAGCTACCTTCAAGAATCGGATAGCATCAATTACAACACCTGCTGAATTCGGACTATCTTGGACAGATAGTTTACAATCAATTTCAACTGGCGCTCCACCAAAACCTTCAGCCTCTACCTTAATATAGGCAATCTTATTATCTTTAAGATATGGAATAAAGGAACTGGGTCCAGCATAAATTCCATCTTTTGGAACTGGAATACCACGAATATCATTCTGACAACGAATAACATTCTCTTTAGACTCTTTCTTAGATGCCAGTCTAGATTGGTCCATCATATTTGCAAAATCGGTATTACCACCCACATTCAATTGTTGGTGGAAAGCCACACTATGACCACGATTAAAAAGAGTCTCTTGAAGAATTTGAGACAGAATAGAAGCACCAAATTGGGACTTCATATCATCACCTACAATAGGTAATCCTGCATCAATAAATCGCTTCTCCCATTTAGGATCAGAAGCAATAAATACTGGAATGCAATTTAGAAATGCAGTTTCTGCTTGAAGAGCTGCATTGACATAGAATTCAGTTGCCTTTTGAGATCCAACTGGAAGATAGTTAATAACCAAATCAACCTTACGATCTTTTAAGATACGAGTTACATCAGCATGAGGACAATCTTTTATCTTAAAATTGACTTCATCATGATAATCACTCATATGTTTGGCAACACCATCAAGGGGCATACCCATTTGGACTGTGACATCATCATCAATATCCGTATGGAATACTCTTGTATTGTTGGGTTGTTCAAAGATAGCTTCACCTAATGGCTTGCCAACTTTTCGTTCGTCAACATCAAATGCGGCTACAACCTCAATATCAGTAGCACCATAGCCACCAATAACGGGATACATAACACCAGGAACTTCATTTGATTTATTATGACGGTAATAATTAATACCCTGAACTAGGGCGCTGGAACAATTACCGGCTCCAACAATTGCTACACGAATCTTCTTCATAAGACCCTCCTTATTTCAGTTTTAGAGCGTTGGCTGCAGGGTGCAGAGTAGGCTCAAACGTAAACAATTTCTACGCCAGCTTCATTAAACATAGTTTCTGAAATCATCCAGGCTTCATTCCACTTTGGTGATACTTCATGTTTAATTGCTGGCATTACTACTTTTTTTATTCCAACCTGGATAATTCCTTTACAACAGTCATTACAAACTGGTAAACCATAAACATACATTGTAGATCCTTTAAGACAAGAACCATTTAATGTTGCGTTGTATATTGCATTTTGTTCAGCATGTACAATAAATTTATATTTCGTAGGCCGATCATTGAGTCTTTCCTCACTATCAAGTACACCACGAGGAAACCCATTATATCCTTGAGATAAGATTTGTCCATTGTCTCCAACACAAACAGCACCACACTGTTTTGATGGATCTTTACTCCAACTAGCAATCTGAATTGCTATATCGAGATAACGCTTATCCCAATTACTTGACAAGATCAAAATGCCTTTCATATACGTGAAGTGATCCAACATTCCAAATTATTTTTGTAGAATGGCAACGAAGAGAATTACGTAGTAACTCTGCAACATGATTCTGCCAAGCAAAATCATTACGATAGCCAAATACAACATCATTGGATCTCATTTGAACTACAACTTCTAATACATCATCTCTAATCAAATATTGAACTGCATTAGTACACATAAAATCGGACATACCATTTGCACAATAGTCTACATGCATTGATGGCCTATTGTAAATCATAACAGCACGACGACTGTCACGATTATAAGCAAGCTCATGGTATACTTTAAAATATTGTTCGCCATTTTCTTTAGACCAGATGGCCCAACCATAATTTGAGTTGATCTTACCGTCTTTATCAGCAACCTGTTCCCATATTGTAGGAGTCTTACCAGGAATATCTTTAACATAAAGACTTTTGCTTTTATACCAGTCCAATTCTCTTTGGACATAGTCTTCATTAACTGCACCAAAGATTAATGGCTCATCAGCTAAAAAGCTAGCACCAATAAGTTCAATGGTTTTTACACCGGTCTTGTCAGCAACAAATAATTCATTACGAAGCTGGTCTTTAAACCGATTACGGATATCTTCAACTCGCATCATCATTTTTTACGACCCAACCAATCTAAATCTTCTTGGCCGTCCATTTTACCACGGGCATATGATACAAAGAAGCTAGCATAGTTAATAAGATCCATTGCTGAATCTTCAATGCTTTCAAAGTTAGGCTCATAGTCCGGATCGTGTTCAATGGCTTCCATAACTGAATACATACGAATCATTTTGCCTTGCATAATATCCAGAATGGTAGCACAACCACGAGGATAGTGCATTGACTGCGTAATTCTAGACTTAGGATTTTGATAATCCCTACCCTTACGAATTTGCAATTCAATGCATTCTTTTAAGACATCAACTGAATGCCTATCTTCGCTTTTACCACTCATTTCCACTCCATTTGTTCATCTTTAGCAAATCTTGCACAATCTACAAAATCTGCCTGTTCATCATTCATATATTGACGATATTTACCAAGATCGCCAAGAGCCTTGTTTACACTATCAACACTCTTAATATGCATTTGGTTTTCCATTAAGCGTTGAAGAACATCGAGTCTAGATTCGATTCTGGAATAAATCGTGTTCGCTGCTTGTCCCATTTGTAATTCCCGTAATGTTCATAGTCAAAAGTTTTTCTACTAGCTGTAAATACACAAAGAAGTTCAGGCCAGGATCCCTCACCATGACGAGCGTCAATAGTAAGTTTTTCAGTAGCCCAACGCTTTAAACATGAAGGATACTTTCCTTGTTTTTCGATATAATACTCGTTTTCAGTAACTTTAACTGCAACTGGATAGTGTGGAGGCTTGGGTGTTTTTACATCTTGATATTTACGCTTATCATCAAGAAAGCCATATTTCTCCATAAGAAATATTTCTGCGACATGACCATAAACAAAATCAGCAAAGATTCGCTCAATACTACGAGTATCAGTTTTTGCTGACTTATTTGTTTGCCGTTTTAGAAACTCAGTTCGAGCACGGTCAATAAGCCATTCTTGGTCGAAATCATATCGATTAAATTTTATCATAATATAATACTATCATAGTTGAGGGAAAAAGTAAATAGCTAATTTGTATTCTTCTAAGAAGAAATAAGGGGATCTGTCCAGTCGAAGTCCTTTGGAACATTACCTTCTAGTCCACGGATCTGTGAATACAAATCGCTACAATCACTTGGAAGTGATCCTTTAGATGCTTTCTTGGCAAATTGAGTCATATGGCGTCTCCATTTAGAAATCCATACATCACTACCAATAAGCTGATCTCTTGTTCTATCTCTAATTCCTGGTGGGAAGACAGCAAAATCTTGCATAGGAATACCCGTATATCCTGTCCAATCGCCATTCTTCATAGCTTCTCTATCTTGTTTCCAATGTATTGGATAGAATTCATATTCTTCATTAAGTGTTTCACCAGGTATTGCATTAGTAAAACGACGCCATTGTTCTTGGGTGATACCATTTTTCTTTGGATCATCTTGCCAAGCAATCCAATAAAACATAGTATTCTCGTTATCAATTGGCATAACCATAAAGGTTATATTGTAATCATCGTTAGGAGATATATTAACCATATTAGGCATCATATAGATACTAGTTCTAATATAGTCTAAATCTGGATCTCCATTAGCAGGATTTCTAAAAGCTGCTCCAACTAAACCATAAGGCTTTTCAAGTGCTTTCATCCTTGGTGCACCATCAACATCAGGTCTAATCCACATTCCATCATAGGGATCAACACTTGTAGTTTGTGCGCTCTTATCAGCTTTTCTTAAATTTGATTGGTGCAATGTAGAACTATGAGAAGAATCTATAGAAGCTTCTATAACAGTTGCCCAATTGAACGGAACTTTAACTTTAATAATTGCAATACTACCGCCAGTCCAATTGGCAGGATATAGATTTCTAGGATTGTCTCCCATATTAATCCAAATGAAACCATCTTGCTCTTTTGCTGGATAGTTTTTCATGGTCTTAAATCCTCTACCATTTTTGGTATCAGATCTCATACCCACAATATCACCATCTACATTTACTTTAAGACCGTGATATAAGCAGGTAAGACCACATCCTTCATTTCTTGCTTTGTGTAATGGCGCCCCTCTATGTGGACATTCATTTGCTAAACATCCAATTTGACCCATTGTATCTTTAAAGACAACAAGATCTTCTCCTAGCATCTTAGTTCGTACTGGAGGTCCATCTTCTTCTACTTCTTCAGCCATGCATGCGGGTAACCAAAAATTCCGAAAGACATTACCCATCGGTGCATCATTTTCTATCAGGCATAAGTAATCATTATCTTGCATATTCTTCTATCTTCCACCAATCCGGTTCTTGTATTTTCCAAACGGCAAAACTGCCCTTTTCATACATATAATAATTTCTATAAGCTAGTACAGTATCCTCGCCTTTATATACATCAGGCATACATTGTGGGGGTTCTGTTGTTTTGTTTGCCTGTTTAATAAAATGAGGAACCTTTTTAAGAGGGTGCAAAAGACGTTCACTTGCATGGTGTTTACCATAACGAATTGTATATTGCTGTAATAGCTCATCAAACAATTGATAGGCCCATCGATAATTTTGAGAATTCTCCCGTACCCATTTAGTAGACGGATGATTTTTGTGAGCCATTTTATATAGACCCACATCATTAGCCCATTTATCTCCATCAATAATCCGATGAGCAGTTGATAACATTTGCGCAGTTTCCAAGATCATTTTCACTACGTGTTTATCACAATGGTATTCTGCACAAATTTCTGGATTTTCGTGTAGATAAAAAATATTCATTTGAAGACTTCTCCGATTAGACCATGATTATTTTCGTGTGAAGGTGCTGTCCAACCTTCAGGTTTAATTAGATCTGGTAATCCAAGTGGATTAGGTCGTTCAGCTTTAATGCCAACTTCTTTATTCATATTAGCCTTATGGACTCTATCCCAAGCATCAAAGGCGTCAACTTCCATGGCATCCAAAGTACCAATAGCAAACACACAAATATCAATGAGGGCATCCACAGTTTCCTCTGCATTACCTTCACTTATTGCAGTATTTAATTCATCTAACTCTTCGGCTACACACCCAAGACGAAATTCTAGAAATTTATGGAGTTTTGCTTTATCCATGTTTTCAATAACACCATGGACTCCATACTTATCATGCATTTCATATATGTCTTTTACCCACTCTCGACTCATTACGAAGCTCCCATATCATACGATCAGCCTTTTCAATTGAGCTGAAAGTTCCACAACCATGTAGCAAATCTGCCTCATCATCTGGTGAAAGTGTATACACAGATTTTGGTTGAATACCTAGCCATGGTAATATATTAAATTTTACGTTATATTTAATATACCATAGTCTCATACTAAAGTAAAGGTTTAATTGCCTAAGCGGCCTCTTTACGTGCTTTTCTTTTAAGGCGATCCAGTTTTTTCTTCGCATTTCTTGCTTGCTGCAAATGGAAGCTGGACGCACGCCTGTACCATAATTTTCCATCTAAATGGTCCATCTCATGTTGTACAATTCTTGAAGTGAAGCCTTTGAAATTGTACGTATTGGTTGTTACTTTTTCTCCACTTATAAATTCAGCTCTTACTCGACAAATGTCTGGCCTTTTAATCTTTGGGAACATACCAGGATAGGATAAACAACCCTCTTCCAAAACAATATTATCTCCCGTCAAATTAACAATTCGTGGATTAAAGAACGCTTCTATTTCGTCTTCTTCTTGCCAACGCATAATAAACATAGCATATGGAATACCAACTTGGTTAGCTGATAATCCCACACCATTCTGCTTAAACATAATCTCCTTCATTTCCCCAATTAATTCGTGAGGATCTTCCGGAACATTTTCCCAATCCCATGGTGCTACAGGCTCTTTTAAAAGAGGATGTAACGGATCTTCAATCAAAAATAACATCATGCTACCCTACTAAAGTTTTTATGTTTCTCAAAATGGATGGTTCTTGTAAATTTGTCTTGTAGAATATCTCCTTTGTGACTAATTACAAATACTCTGTTATCCTCTCCAAGTTGATTTATAAGTTTTAAGAATTCTTCGCACCCATTAGTATCTAGTGATGCATCAAATACTTCATCTAGAATTAAAAGATTTGTATTTGTAGAATTCTTCATTCTAGCTATGGCTCTCCATGTAAACAATAGAGCCAAATCAATACGCATCTTTTCACCCTCACTAAATGAGGCATAAGTAAATTCATCACGGTGCCTAGATTTTATAACTTCATTAAATTTTTCATCAAGCTCAAACTGCACAAAAAATTCTAGAGCACTTAAGTATTTATTAACTAATTGGTTAATAATTGGAACATATTGTTTTATTATAGCAGTTTTGATACCGCCATCTCGTAATAGTTTCCAAGCTGCCTCATATAAAGCTCGTTGATGTGCTAGCGATTCATGAGATTTTCTACTAGATTTAACATCCTTTTTGAGATCTTTAATAATTAATTTTTCACTATCAAGATTACCGGTGTCTTCATTATGGTCATCAATTTCTTTATTAATCCTATTAATATATTGATTTTGTTGTGTTATAGAAGACGCTACTTCAATTTTTTTAGTAACTAAGGTATCTTTCTTTTGAATAATCTCAGCCATATCTTGAAGCTTTAATGTAACCTTATCAACTTCTTCATTTAATTTACCAAGAGCATCATCAATCTCAGTAATGGTGCAGGAATGTTCATTAACTTTTCCGTTAATAAACTCTTCTTCTAAAGATTGTCCACAGGTGGGACATGCGGTGTTTTCTTCATAGAATGATATTTGCGCTTTGTTTTCTTTTTTCTTCTCTTCGAGTCGGGCTTCAATCCCATCGATTTTCGCAAGCTTGCTTTTGAGTACGGGTTCTTCTTTAGACTGCTCATCGAAACGAATGATTCGTTCATCTAATTTTTCCACTTCCACATTAGCTTTTTCAATAAATTTAGTTGCCTTATCAATTTCCTTTAAGAGTTTATCATATCTAACCTTTGCATTCTTTTTAAGGCTTTCTAAATTACTCTCATGGACATCTAATTTTTCGACTATAAGATCTAATTCATACTTTACTCGTGCTAATTCCTCCTTATTTTGGCTTATGCGATTTTTCAATAATTCATTCATTGAAGTAAATATAGTAATATCTAATAGATCTTCAATGATTTCTCTTCGTTCTTGAGCTCTTAATTGCATAAATGGAATAAATGAAGCATTCCCAAGTATTACAATTTGAGTAAATGATTGGTAAGACAATTTTAGAATATTCATTTCTAATTGTCTTTGTTGATCTCGTACAGATGCTAATCTGGGCTGAGTAATTCCGTCAATATCAATTTCAAATTTGCCAGGTCGAATACCACGGCGAACAACATAGTTATGTTTACCTATGGTAAATTCAACTTCGACTAAACAGTTTTTATTATTGACTGAATTAATCAGCTGATCTTTTTTAATATTTCTGAAAGGGCGACCGAAAAGACCAAAACAGAGAGCATCAAGTATAGTAGATTTCCCAGCACCGTTTTCACCAATAATTAGTGTTGTAGGATTACTATCTAAAATTATATCTGTAAAGGTATTACCGGTCGACAGAAAATTCTTCCATCGTACAGCGGTAAAGGTTATCATGTAACTTCCATTGACTGCGCTTCTGAATATAGTGATTGAAGCAATTTATTTAAGTCAGTAGCAGAAACATCCATTTCTGTAGCATTAACATAATTATGCATAATGGTAAGGGTATCTTCTGCTTCGTTCACAATCTCATCTTCATTGAGTTGATCAAGATTTTTATTATCATCTACAATGGATAGATTTGCGGGGTTTACCTTATATAGTTTATCTAAGAATAGATCAAACCAATAAGGATTTGTCTTTGATGTGACAATAACTTTAAGGTAAGTATTTTCATATTCAGAGTAGTCTTGTTCAACTACGTCTTGAAGTTCTTTTCCTTCATCGTCATACCATAATTTATAGAACATCTTATATGGGTTTTTAATAAACTCGAATGTTCTAGTTTCTGTATCAAAAATATGAAACCCTCGAGGATCATCATAATCATGCCACGTCATTTCATATGGCGCACCAAGATAATTGATATTTCCACGAGTTGATTTATGGTGATAGTGTCCACTAGCCACTACATCAAAGTGTTTAAACATTTCAGCACTATAACCTTCATTCATAACTAATCCACGAGACATTTCAAATCCTTGAAGTTCTAAATGACCAAAAAGAACTTGGGCTGGAGTTTTATCAATAAAGGTTGCACATGTTTGAAAATTGCCAGGATGAATCCATGGCATTAAAGCGATATCACATCCATCCATATTAATATTGGTTGGATTATCATATGTTTTTACATATTGATTATTGCCATGCTCAAATATTTCGCGCATAGCATTTATTTCGTTAGAAGAACGATACGGAATGTCATGATTACCTACAATAACATGTAAGTCTATCTCACGATCCTTAACCGGTTTAACAAAATTTTCTTTGAATGCCCTTAAGGTAACATAATTAATATACTTGCGACGATCAACAATATCACCAAGATGTATAATGGTGTTGATGTCATGATCATCCAAATATTTAAAGAAACATTCTCTATAAAATTTTTCAAAATAGGTAAGGAAAACTTGTGAGTCATTTCGTACGCCCCAATGAGTATCAGTAATTAGAGCTATTTTCATTAATCAATAACTTGATCCAAGGTTTGCTTTCTTTTCTTGACTTTGCGTCGTTTATTTTCTTCAAAGTCAGCAACAAATCGATTCACATATTCTTGTGACCATTCGTTGTATTTAATATCATCAGCGTAAACATTAAACTTATCATGTCCTTGTTTATCTGAAGTCATATCAAATATATTTGCTCTTTCAGTTAATTTATATTTAGTATATAAATGCTTTTTCTCTTTTTGAATACGTCGAAGGAACGCATAGTAAATAATTTGAGTGAAATAAGCAAATGGGTTTTTTGATTTAACTGGATTGAAGTTATCAATATATTGTAGGCAATTCTCAACACCATCACCAATCATTTCTTCACGAAAAGTATAATTGATAAAATTTGGTTTGTGAGATAACCTAACAGCTATTTTCATAATACAATCGCCAATATATGGAGTAACAGGAGGTCTTTCTTTTCCTTCTTTTACAGCTTCAGTAACTGCATCCTTATATTCTACCATCCTTTGGAAGAATAATTTATTATCTACATAATGTGGTTTTGATTTCGCGTTTTTAGCCATTTAATGTACTGTAGCATTATTAGCAGAGATCATAATTTGATCTATTAATAATTGCTTAGCCTCTTCTTTAATTGATTCACGTTCTTCTTCATCAATATCATGATCGTCATTGAAATAAGATAGAACTTGATGATAGTGCTTGGCAACTCTCCAATCTAGATCGCCATGCATGTGTATGACATGTTTCCTTTTAATGGGAACCATTTCTTCTTCTGAAAATGGTAGCCATTCTCCAAGTTGCATGCCTTGGGGTAATCCCGGTTGTCTGAAATGATAGATTTTAAGAGGGCGATAAATTAAAATATCTTCCTCATCTTCCAAATCTACTGTGGCGATAATATCGTCGCCATTTATAAGTTTTATGAAGCATATATTTTCCATGTATCTACACCTTTATATTAATTATTTTATATTCAAATGATTCAGTGTTATACATTTTAAGTCGCTCTGCGAAGTGTTTAAGAGCGTAGTTATTATATTTATTATAACTTAAGTCATCCGCAATGTCAATTAGGGTTGCACCTTTCTTGGTAGTAGTTTTTCGAAGGCCACGACCAATGGACTGCAAATTACGAATACGAGACTTAGTAGGAGAAGTAAAGACGACATTATGCAAATTACGAATATTAATGCCAGTGCTGAAAGTCCCAAGGGAAGCGACAATGATTGCGTTATTTTCTTTCTCGGTAATAGACCTGATCTTCTCGCGGTCCTCGGCACTTGTGGCACCCGATACAAAAAATACCGGCCGGGCCTTCTCAGCCTTTTTAGATATCTTATCATACAGCACCTTCCCGTGTTTTTCTACAAATTGAAATAAAACTAAACTATTACCTTTAAGATCTAACGCTAAATTACGAATAAACTTGTTTCTTACTGAATTTCTAACAATCCAATCTACTTCATCCTGGTATTTCATACCCCTTACAAGCTTACAATCCTCTTTATTATATTTAAGAACCAAACATTTGACTGTTAATTCAGCAAGTGTTCCACTATCCATTAATTCTTTGGTTCGTACGAACTGTTTTACAGGGCCAAATAATCCTTCTAATACTAGTTTATGTATTTGAGTTCCATCCAATGTTCCTGTAAATCCAAATCTATATTGACAATTTACTAACTTTTCCATAATAGTAGTTAGAGATTTTGCTTTAAATAGATGACATTCATCTCCAATTACTAAGTCATATTGATCAAAATAATCCTTATTTAATCTATGCAAAGATTGCCATGTAGATACTACAAATTGACAATCAGTATTTTTATCTGCACCTGCTTTAATATTATGAATATTCTTTTTATCTTCACCATAACTAACAAAGTCAGTAGTCATTTGAAGTACTAATGATGTAGTAGGTACAATAATTAAAGTCTTAACACCAAACCATTTAGCTAACAAATATATTATAAGTGATTTGCCAGATGCAGTTGGTGATAATATTAAAGCCCTCTTTTCTTTAACACAATGTACAAATGATTCTAATTGATAATCTCTAATTTTATGAGGTAAGTTTAAAGATTTAAGAAAGTCATTTCCATCTGCAGGAGAAAAAGAATCCTTTAGTAAATATTCATCAGTTATTTGAAAATCATACGACCGTTCATTACAAAAGTTTTGAAGGTATGGAACTAAACCAGCATACAGTTTACCTCCTCGCATGTCGAATAAGCGAATCTTTCCATCCCACCATTTATTTCTATATGCGGGAGTAAATTCGTGTCCAGGCACCGTAAAAGTAAAGAAATCTGAAAGTTCTTTCTTGATTGCCGGTTGGGCATCAATTCTCACATGCACATCATTAAATTTAGAAACGATCAAAGTATCATCCGGTACCGAAGTTTGTGAGCCTTCGCCAATCAATAGCATTTTTGATCTGGAAATTCCTATTGTTAATTGCTTTTAGAATTTCCTCTAACACGCTCACAACTTCATCATAATAACCAATTTTCGTGTTGAGGTCTACCATTTCATCATCACCGTCAACATAATCATTTATATCACCCTTGAGCACATGTTTAGCCCAAGGTTCACGTTTAATCTCAGCAAGATCTTCTGGATTATTTAGGTCTCCCTTATAATAATCTTGAAGAGTTCGCTTTAATTGTTTTTGTTTGCCACGAAGAGAACGCAATTTTACCCGTTCCTCGAATAGTATCTTTAAATATTTGGCATGGAGATTTGGAATTCTCAAGGCTTCATTATCTAAATCTACATCATCAAGGACGCTATCTTTACGCCATTCTTCGATGATTTTTTCAATATTCATATTTGAGTAATTGTATATTGCCTGTAAACAAAATCAGCAGTTCCTTGTAAGTATTCGATATCAGTTTGTTGGACATCGAATTCTAAAGTACTAAGCGATATTGGCATGAGATCTTTAAAGTCAAGTCTCACTGTTGCATTTTCATTAGAATTAAGAACCATTAGTGTACCATCACTAAATATGGAAGCACCAGTATCTCTAATTCTACCATCTCGACCTGAAGCCGCTTCAAATTTTGTTTGGTCATCAACATTTGAATTTGATGTGATCCAATCAAAAATTTCTGTATAGTTTTTCATATCCTCATCAACTCTAAAATTAATAGAGAATTGATCAAATTCAACCCTATCTCCAGGTAAACGAACCATGTTAGTTAAAGGATTAGGATGTACAATAGGTGTAGAAGAAACAGCAGGCAAGCTACAAGACTGAACAAAATATTCAGTTGTTGGCAATTTATTAAGAAGCAATCTAAAACCAAGTGGTGATAGATAGTTCTTATTTAGTGTTTCATTTAAAATCGCCATTCTTTATCTACCCTACGTATTCTTGCCATTTCACTATCAGAAATTTTAACTTCGGCAATAACTGCATCAATATTATCTTTCCAATAATTAAGAAACTTATGAATCCTTGGATATTCAGGTCTTATATCTGCAGTTTGCCATACAAATTGCTGGAGAATATCCTGATAATCAGGCATCCAGTATAGTACATCAACGGTTGCCAGGACCTTCTTATCGTATAAGATCATAACGTACTATTTATAGTTTTTAGAAGTGCCATCCGTACAAATAGCCCATTTTTAATTTGTTCAAAATATTTTGCCCTTGGATCAGAATCAAACCATCTAGGTATTTCTTCATTCCTTGGAAATGGATGCATGACTATACAGTTATCAGGTAATAGATCTATATGTTCCTTAGTTAATTTGTATGAGCCAGTACTCCCACGCTCACGTTGTACACGCGTAAAGTAATAGACATCTGCTTGTGGAATTTTGGATAAATCATAATCATCAATATAGAATATTTCACACCATCTTTCTAATGCATCATTTAAAGAATGAACTGTTCTACTATTTTTATTATCACCAATAAATGCAACCTTTAGATTATACACTCTTCCAAATTGTTTGAAAATGGTATACAGATCCAACAATGTCTGTGTAGGATGTTCTCCTGATCCATCCCCAGCATTAATAATAGGGACATTACTAATAGATGATGCTTTCTCTGCATCACCAGCATTTTTACTTCTTAATACTATTATATTACAATACTCACCAAGTGTCAATATAGTATCTTCTAAGTTCTCACCTTTCGCAACAGAAGAATAGTTTACATCATTAATAGATAAGACTTGGCCACCAAGTTTATACATGGCAGCGGCGAAAGAAGATGATGTTCTGGTGGATGGTTCATAAAACAAATTACATAATAGTCTATTATGCATTTCTTGCATGAAATCAATTTGATTACTTCGTATTATATCAACCGTTCTAAAGAATTCTCCATTACCCAAGTCATCAATATCATGTATGCTTATGCAATGTTTCATTATACTATTCTATACTAAAAGTGAAGGAAAGTAAACAAAAAAAGGGAACTCCGAAGAGTTCCCTTTAGTAGAAATAACCAACTTGTTCTTATTATTACATAAGGTTGGAAACGCTAACCAAGCGATAGTAGATATTCTTCTTAGCGAAGGCAATCGCACCATCAGCGGCCGTGGTAGCGAACGGATTAGCAACAACGCCGTAGCGAGTTTTGAATCCGATTTTCGGCTGGAAGGTATTCTCACCAACCGCACGAACCATTTGAAGAGGTACGTATGGGCAGTAGAAAAGACCAGCGTCGAATGCGCTAGAGCCCTTATAACCAACCGTGAGGTACTGGTTACCAGAAGCACTGGAGAAGTAAGGATCGACATAAACTTTAATGCGACCATTAAGAACACCAGCGAAGGTATTACCCGTATCATCAACGGAGAGGTTAGCCGAAAGAGCAGGAGTGTAATCCAATACACCAGCCATTTGAAGAGCGGAAGCTACATCAGAACCGCAAATCATGACGTTACCTTTACCACGACGAGTAGACTTAGCAATCTGGTTAGCTTCACGCTCGATCTGGAAAATCAGACCTTTAAAGCGCTCAACCATCCAACGACCGTTAGAGTCAACGTCCATGTTGAAGGTACCAGCAGAAGCAACATTATCCTGTGCTCCAGCCGTAGCAGTGTAGTTAATCGTACGGATGATTTCCCGGTTAATTTCAGCCAGGATTTCCGCAGAAAGGATATTAGCCAACTCAGTTTCAGCATCGAGACCGTGGATAGCTTTGAGGTCTTGAGCCAATTCCATGGTATACTCGGCTTTGAGGGCCCGCGATACTGCTGTAACGCTAACCTTCTCGATCGAGAATGCCATTTCTTGGAATGAGTTACCAGAAGTGTCGTCGCCAAGAGCTTCACCGTGAGCGGTGGTCATACCTTGTTCGACACCATAACCGGAGCCAGAAGCACGAGCCGTAGGATCGTTTCCGACCTGGGCATCGCCTGCGGAGCCGTCAACAATACCAAGCGAGGCAGTGTTAGCAGCAGCAGAAGCTGAGAACGAAGTATTAGCTTCGTTGTACAGAGCTTCAGCACCGTCTTGGGCGCTATAACGTGGACGCATGGCAAAGATGAGGCCCGTAGGACCAGTCATCGGTTGCACACCGGCAACGTCGTAAGCAATGAGGTTCGGCATAGAGCGCCTTACCAATGAGATTAGAACCGGATCGAAATTATCGACCGAACTTCCCGTGGCGTTAGTAGGTGCGGCCTCTCCTAAGAGAGCAGGAGCATTATACCCACCGCTACCAACTTGATCTTCCCGGGCAGCTTTTTCTTGGTTCTCTAAAAGAATGCTAGTGACTGCGCGACGATGAGGATCCTTAATCGCTTCGAGGTCAGGATGCTCAAGGACCGGCTGCCACTTCTTTTGTAGTTCTTCAGAGACGTACATTTTTGTTTCTCCCTAGAGTTACTATGTAATCAGCCTATCATACTTTATTTATATAAGCATTATTTTCTAACTGTTCTAGAAATGGCGTTCATATAGTTAGCCATTGGTCCAGTTTGTAGAACCTCAGAATCATTTTCAATTTCCAGAGGTTGTTCGTCATCATCGCTGATAACTTCACCCGCATCGTCGCTAGACTCAGCGAAATAAGTTTCTTTGATCATACCCAATTTCTCGGAATAATCGTCGGAATCTTTAAACTCTACACCGTCAGCAAGCTTTTCAAATTCCTCTTTCTGAGAATCAGTCATCTCTTTAGAAGATTCAGCAAATACGGAAGCTTTTTCGCGATCCTTATTTTCTGACTTAAGAGTAACATTTTCTTCAGTGAGTCCATTTACTTGCGTTTCCAGTTCGTCAACACGTGAAATGAGTTCATCAACAACGTCAACTTTGTCTTCAGGAATGTCTACATAGTGTTCTTCAAACAATCCTTTAAGACCAGTCATAAAGCTTTCAACCATCTGGGATCGTACCCCATGTTCGACGGCTAGCTTATTATCTTCCATCCACTCGGATACAACATAATCGAGGTATTCATCAACCTTCTTAGTTGTTTCTTCATGAATGTCAGCTTCGACACTAGCAGCGTCGGCTTCGGCTGTAACACCAAGCTTTTCAATTGTCTCATTAATACGAGCAATAACCGCGGCTTCAAAGATCGTTGTAGCTTTCGATTTGAATTCCTCAGAGAGTTCTTCATCACCGAAAAGAGCTTCAACATCTTT